ATAATTTATTCTCCTAAGCGTTTGAAATCTTAAAAATTTTCCGTCTGTGTAGAGTTTTTATTTGTTCTGTTATATAGGTGTCAGGAACTACAATCGTTTCTCCTGGCTGCATCCACTTTTCTTTAGAACCCTTCTCTGTATTAAAATAAATACTAAAGGATTGCAGGCTATCGTTTTTGACTAACTTCATAACTAATTCACTCCTTATTATCTACCCACTCAAGTACTTTTTTTTGAGAACTTTTTTTATCCAGCGAATACATCGTTACTAGGCCACCCAGTTCTAGCCACTGCGTGAGCATTATCCCCATGACTAACAATCGCATCACCCCCTACAGCCACTACACTTCCTTCACATAACACAGTAGGAATTCCAGGCCCAACAATAAGTCCCGCAGCAGTGCTGACGCGCACCATAGAAACCCCTTTTCCATTAGCAAAAACAGTAGAGCTTCCTGTGTTAACATGAAGACAAGTTGCTATATTTCCCGCTGTTGACACCCCTGGCATTAAGAAGTCTCCACTTTAAACTGAGTGATCTTACCCGTAGAAGTGATAAGAAACTTGGGACTAGGAATATAAGTTCTTAGAACCATATTAATACTCTTTTTAATAACCCTATCCTCTTTGTCACCCGCAATTGCAGGAGTAACATCATCTTCAGATTGAATAAAAGATTTTGCTAGAGTAGAAAACTTAGTAGGGACCTGCATCTCAGGATTAAATTTCAATCTAATTTGCTCTAGGATCTGATCCATGTCAGCCATGTACTTACACCAAATATTTAGTTGGTAGTTTACGTTCACAGGTCGAGGAGCTAGACTTAGAACTCTGTAGGCTCTCTCTTTATCAGCATCCCACCACTTATCATTAATAAGGACACTCTCATTTCGTCTTCGATCATCATCGTTCTCCGAAGTAGTTTGCGAAATAGATAGAATAGGAAGGATGATATTATTTTCTTGTTTTAGTTTAGCAACTGCTCGTTCAGCGTTGGCATGGATACATTTAATCTCAATAAATTTTTCCTCTGAATTTATATAACCTACATCATTGAAAGAAACAATCATCCCTCTAAGGGAATCCTTATACATATGAGAGATAGTGGTCTGAGCTTGTGTTAACCTATAGATCTCTTTGCGAATCCATCCCTCTCGGGTAGGATAACTCCTACTCTGGCTAGGGTAAGAGGAGGCATTCCAATTTGTTAGGATAGAACTAGTGCTAGTTCCTACATACCCAACGGTTCCACCAGAAAGATCATATG